AACGAGTCCGGCAAGCATATACACCTGTCCTGCCGCGACAGAGACCACAATCATTGGTTTGAGTATATCGAATATCGTAACCTCGCAGATTTTAATTGATGTAGTTCTGGATGCTTCTGCTCGCACAAGCGGCGCGGAAGACAGTGTGTATCTTATCAAGGCTGCACCGATTCCGGTTGGCTCGTCTATTGTTGTGGTTGGCGGTGATCAGAAGGTGGTTATGGAACCCGGTGACGTTCTAAAAGTTACCTCAGACACGGCCTCATCTGCTGATGTGGTGATGAGTCACCTAGACATCACATAGGGGGTATAGATGGCATACCAAGGTAATCCGCTCTACACCGCCTTTTCTACCATCAATAAGCAAGATCTTACTGGCGGCACAGGAACGAACTTCACGCTCGACTATTCTGTGGGCAGTTCTCAAGACATTGAGGTGTTTGTAAATAACGTGCGCCAAGAGCCGGGTGTAGCGTATACAGCTAATGGCACCAGCTTGACTATGACCGGCAGCATTGTAGCCACAGACGACTTCTATGTGGTGTTTCAAGGCAAAGCCCAGCAGACCGTAGTTCCGGGCGCGGGGACCATTACGCAGGCTATGTTTGCCCCCGGCCTTAACTTGGGCGCTGGTTACTTTCAAGGGGATAACGGAGCCACTGGCGATACGACTAATGGCAAGGGTGATATCTTCCGTGTTCACGAACAGGAACTAAACACAGATACAACGATAGCGGCAACAGACAATGCGCTTTGTGCTGGACCATTGACAATCGCAACAGGGGTAACACTGACGGTAACAACCGGCGGTAATCTGGTGATAGCATGAGTGAATTACGCACAGACACAATCACTGCCAGCGATGGCACAAGTCCTGTCACGCTTACTAAGCAGAGTGCGGCGAAACAATGGGTATATTTTATTGCTACAATGACAAGCATAGGTGGCAGTTTAAACGTAAGTTCAATTAGTGATGAGGGAACTGGTGACAGCGGAATAAATTTGGTAAGCGCAATGTCATCGGCAAATTATGCAAATACAAATGTTGTTGAAACCGCTAATTTCCAAAACACTGGCGGTAATGTGAGACTTGCTGGTTTACACAGCAAAACCGCAAGCAAAATAAATTATAGGGGTGACTATATAGTTAACGACCTATATGCGGGTGGTTATGAGGGAAGTATGTACCATAGTGTAACCAGTTCGGGAGACTTAGCATGAGTGAGATAAAAGTAGACACCCTCACCGGCAAGACCTCCGCTGGTGACATCACAGTGACAAGTGAAGGCGGTGCGGCGACTATGCAGTTGCAGCAAGGATTAGCTAAAAATTGGTCACAATTTAATGGTTCTGGAACAGTTTCAATAAGGGCATCGTTCAATCAATCCAGTTTAACGGATTCGGGAACAGGGTCTTATCGGGTGAATTACGCAAACAATATGTCAGGCACAGCCTTTTCTACACCGTCTCAGGCTACAGCCAGAGATAATGGGTCAACCTATGGGCTAACTATGAATGGCGATTATTACAGCCCAAAAACAACTGGCTATTCTCATTTTTTATTTTTAGGGCGGTCAAGTCTTTTGGGTGACAGTTTTGCTGATACAGCCGACTATGATATGGCAACTTTTGGAGACCTCGCATAATGGCTGGAAAACTTATAGCAGACCAGATTGAACACTCGACCGCAGGTTCTCTGGATACTCAATATGTGGTGAATGGTAGTGCGAAGGCGTGGACACGTTTCGACCCATCAACAAACACAGAACTTGATAGCTTAAACCAAAGTTCACGGTCGGATGATGGCACCGGCTTGTGTACGGTTAATTTCACAAATAGTTTTAATAACGCAAATCACGCTGGAGTTAATAATTGTGCTATTGGTACGGCACCGTCAACTGGTAATGGTGCAAACATAGGTTCTGTTTTTGGTCAAACAACAACTTTGACAAAACTTGCATATGGTTATTCTGGTAATAATGGTGGAACAACTTGGGCGTTGTATGATTATGAGAATCAGAAAGCCGTCATTCACGGAGACCTTGCCTAATGACCCAGACACCACAGTTCAAAGGCACCCACCTGTTTGACCGCCTATGCTGGGCGAAAGAAAACCTAGAAGGTGTGCAGTCAGACTATCGTGTGGTCTATGAGGACAGCGTTGATGAGTGCGCTAAGATACTTGTGCCTGACCCTAACTGGATGGCTTGCGCGCTACAGGGCGGTATCCTACCACCTGTGTGGGTGTACTGGGAACTGGCAAAGGATGAAGCACAGCCTGACTTCAAGAAGCACACTCGTGGTTACTTGCTGCACCAGACTGAGCCTGTGCCAGCGATGACTGAGGAAGAGGCAATCGAATACCTAATTATGAAAGACTGCCCACAGAGCGTCTGGACTAATTGGGATAGCGGCAATAAGCCGAAGATGGTAATATGCAAAAAGCAACAATTACCGCAGACTAGAGAATGGCGCAATTCGTGGCGCATATCTGATGAACTAGCCGCATAGGAGAATCTAATGGCTGTAACAACATACATCGTGGACAAGGACGGTAATCAGATTGATGCGTCAACTGCAACCGTTCCGTCTGACCGTAACTTCCGTGGTGCGTGGAGCCTGTCAGGCAGCGTAATCTCAGAGGATTTGACCAAAGCAAAAGAAATCTTTGCTGACAAAATCCGTGAGGCGCGGACACCGCTTCTAGCTGCTCTGGACACTGACTACATGAGGGCTTTGGAGCAGGGCGCGGACACTGCCGCTATCGTTGCATCAAAGCAGGCTCTTCGTGATGCACCAACTGCCGGTGACGCAGCAACAACAATTGCTGAACTCAAGGCTGCTTGGCCTGCATGTTGTGGGGACAGCCCCTACTAAGGAGGTTTAGATGCCTTTAAGCAAGGTTGGCCCAGACCAGATAGACAACTCACAAGAGACTACAGACACCAATGTAGTCCGCCGCAACGGTCAGACGATCTCGACTGACTTTACCATTGACGCTGATCAAAACGGCGTGAGTGCGGGTCCGATTACCCAAAACGCAACCGTGACCGTTAATGGTTACTGGAGTATTGTCTGATGCCTAGCGTCCTGAATGTAGACACCCTTGTAGCGGCTAACGGCACTGATCCGGTTACGTTGACTAAGCAGAGTGCGGCGAAGGCGTGGATAAATTTTGACGGAACTACAACAAACATTAGAGATTCATTCAATGTCTCTAGTCAAACAGATGTTAGTAGCGGCAGAGACCAGATAACATTTACAAATGCAATGAATAATGCTGGTTATTCTATAGGTTATATTGTTGGTAGCACAGGGGCGGGTAGTACAACAGCGGCAACTAACAGACTTGCCGCCTTGTTAACAACAACTGTTTATGACTTAAATACTGTTTATGTTTCTGGTGGTACAACAGGTTTAGGAAATTATGAACAAATGTTAAGTAATGTTCACGGAGACCTCGCATAATGGCTAGTATCCTAAAGGTAGATGAGCTTCGTGGCATTGTATCGGCTGGCGACATTACTGTTACATCTGAAGGTGGGGCAGCAACGCAATCACTTCAGCAGGGTCTGGCGAAGGCTTGGATAAACCATTTTCAAGGAACTTCTGTAAACGACAGTTTCAACTGCACATCACTAGTAGATAATGGAACAGGTTATTATAATCATTCTTTTGTAAATGCACACGCTAATAAATATTATGCGGCAACAGCTTCGATTATCGGAGATGGTTCAACACAAACTACAGCAGAGACGTATTCTTTTGTGGGTGGTGCTTCCAGTGCTGCAAATTGCGTTCATTCTACAGCTACCGTTAGATATACAATGATACATCACAGTGGCCTAGTTGTTGACCAACAAATGGTGCAAATTGTGACCACAGGAGACCTCGCATAATGGCAAGCGAACTGAGATTAACGACCCTTGCTAACAATGCAGGCACAGAGTCTGTAGATACTACCTATGTGATCAATGGTAGTGCGAAATGTTGGGCAGATTATACAACGGCTGCATCGTTTGTTTTAAATGCCAGTTTAAATGTTGCTTCTTTAACAGATGAAGGCGCAGGAGACTGCACTATAAATATAGCTAGTGATATGTCATCTGCAAATTATAGTGTTACGAGCAATGTTCTTGGGGGTTTAAGTGGTGGAACTAAGATTTTTCAAAATGGCGCA